TCAATTCGTGTTTTGGTCTTTCAATCGTGGGTAGATTGTGATTTTCACACATCTACAGATATTCGTGGTAGCATTCCCCATTTCTTCTCTCAGGGGTCTGTTCTGCCTTGGACTGGAACGGGTGACTAATGAATAACGAAGAACCTAATTTAACCTCTCTGGCCAATATACAAATTAATGAACCTGCACGCTTACTTTCGGAACAGGCAGGAATAACTTCAACTAGAATTCCAAGACCAATATCCTTTTTGTCACTAATACATCAGTGGCAACCAATGGGAATTCGTGTTGTGGTGGATCTCCCCTATGTTTCTAATGATATGGATCCCCTATTTTTAATCCGTAATGGACCATATATAGCAGATTGGCGCGAGCAATTTTTTGATGCTAATGGAGAGAAATTAAGAGTGTTTGCCTTTTCTAATATGGCAAACGTTATTGTGACTGTTCCTAGCTTAGAGAAGCTGAGTTTTCCAAAAAATTTTCCTGTTCATTTAAATTTTTATGATTCCCCTCCATTTTTATCTCAGATTTCGCGATGTTTTCGGCGCTGGAGAGGTGATATGCAGTACAGAATCCGAGTGATTTCCGGTTTTGTAACGCAAGGATACATATTGGTTTCTCCTATCAAAAATACAGTTCGTTATGTTACTAGTTTAGACCCTTTAAGTAATCTTTCATTTTTGGAAAATGTTGACACCACTTCATATCGGTCTATGATGCAAAATGCTTATGTTATGGCAGATACTTCTATTTATCGTCACGTTGAAGTAACATATCCTTATGAGTATCCAACTCCGTGGTATGACCAGTTCCAGTGGATTCACAATAGATCTTCAGTGACTGTTACCAATAATAAGGCTGGAGCTATTGGTGTTGTACCAAATTGTTTTTCGGAACCTTTTGGTGATAACTGGTTGGCAGTCGCTGTTAGGGGAGCCCTGGAAACGACTCAGACTACTGCACAGATTTCATTTGAGCTGGAGTACAGAGCCCTAGAGGGTTTCCAATTCGCTGATCCTGCGATTCCTCCGTTGGGTATTCATAGAACAGCACGACAGGTACTTACAGCAGGGTCTGATGAGGGGTCAACTTGGTTGAGTCTTTCAGCTCTGTTGATTCCCAATCCAACGTATAAGACTGATGGAGTCAACGGGATTTATAAACAAACTCAGAACCTGTCCAACTTTCAGAGAAGTGCTGCTAGAGGATTTGTAAGGCCAGCAAAACAAGATCCATCTGCTGGTAGACCTGGACGTGATGTCGGTGTTAACACCAATTCAGATTCAATTGCCCTCAAAATTTTGGATGAGTTTCCGGAAATTCCTATGGAACGTTTGGCTAATTTGAACCGTTCTGATCCTGAGGATAGAGCTGTCATTGCAAGAGTTCATGAACTGGCTATACAGCAAAATTCTCATGAAAGGAATGGTCCCTCATCGTCTAATGAGAGTACTGAGGATGTTGATGAGCGTACGCCGTCCCAGCGTAGACGTGATGTCGAATTTCAGTACTAGACGATTTTGAGTTCCCTTTATCCCAGCTATTACTTTATAATGACGGATCTTAGTTATGTTTAACTCCTTTCAGCCGTGAAAAGCAAAGAGGCCGAGATCATGTAGTTATATTGGGTGACCCTTTAATGCCTGGCTAGCGCAATTCCTGAAGCAGATAATTTTTGGTTTATGCAAGTAGTTAATGAGTGTATATCTGTTGCTCTATGGGAACTACGTGGGAACCTCGGTGGGAAGCCCATTATTGCTGCAGTTAACCGCAACCAAAGATTGCTCCTTGTCGGAGGGGTGGAATTGTAGGGGGACGTACTAACCAAAAATGATGAATTCTAACAATGTATTGAGACCACGACGAAAATTTAGTCACATTCATGAAGCGAGGAGATTGATCCGGAATGTGGGGAGTAATTCAGATTCTGAGTGGAATTTTATTCCACTAAGAAGAATTATAAACCGCATAGTGAAGGATCTGTCTGAAAAGAATCTCTACCTGGTTGGTGGGAATACCATTGATCCGGTGCCCTTTACTCTGCGGGAACTTCTTTCTCATTGGAAATATTTCCCTTGTCCTGAGGAGATGATCTGTGAAAAGAAGTATAAGCAGGTGTGTAAAACTCCTTTGTTTGCTCGTGCAGAGTATAGGGATATAGCTTTTAGGAATGCCTTACATTTTAGATTCAAAAACCGAAAATGTGAAGAAATGATGGAGGGATATAGGACAGCAGAACATGTTCATAAAACTCTGGAAGATCATCATCCAGACGGTCCAGGATGGAAGCCTTCGATTGTAAAGTCATTGGAGGTAGTGCTGGATATATATTCTTCATTGCTGCGGGAGAATTCAGTGCGATCCTCCTTTGGCATGCTTTGCAATATTTTGGCTTCTTCTAAATATGACAAACTAGAAGTTGATGGTGTTTATGCAGCGTTGATGCACATGTGTATTCGTGGAGTTGACGCTCGAGCATTGTCAGCCTCTTCTAACTGGCGAAGACGATCACAAAAGGAATTATACTCAACGGCAAGACAATATATGTTTTATGATGCTACAGATTTATTTGGAATGATTCGGCATAATATGAATGAATATCGGAAAGAAGTGAACATACACGTTGCTGCAATGGAAAGTGAATTGCGTTTAATTAGAATGACTGGACATCATGATATGAGTAAGTATGATTTCAAATCAGCTTTCTTCTACTCTTGGTACTGGGGACTCTATCAGCAACTTTCCCCTGTAAATCAATATCGACTGAGGTGTGAAAAGCCTGTCCCAATAGAGAGTGCATTGGATGGTTATCCTACAATGTTCACTCTGGGAAAGACTTTTGGAAATGGAGTAGCCGCTAGTGAGGATCTTAAGGAAACTGTTGGATCAGTATTGAAAGATGCTGCTTCCGAGATTTTTCAGGATGCTCGGGATACTACATCTGATGTCCTTGGGGAGGCAAAACAGCTTCTTGAGGATTTTCAAGGTGAGGCAGACTCCAGTTTGGAGAAGGCATCTCAGTTGGTTGAACGATTAACTGGTACCATGGAGGGGATGATTGAAACTTTCTCATCGTTAACATCTGCTTTTAAGGGGGTGTTTACATCTTTGGCCTCTTCTTTTAGCTCATTGCCATCTATAGCTAATTATATCCCGTCTTTTGAAAAGTTTGTGTCAATCTTAAAGGATTACATTATCTTTGTCAATGTTGATTCGCCTTTGTTGAAGTCTATGACCATTTTATCTTTGATGAATAATTTGGGATTTACCGGTCAGGCTTTGCATTATTTTAAAGAGCTAATGGGCCATCAAAGACTGGAAGTAGTGGAAGAAGGTCAGTCATCATCTAATTCACAGGGAGCTTTTACATCAGGTCTCCTATCCTTGTCTTTTGGAGGGATTATACAACTAGTAGCAGGTACTTTTGCTTGCTTAATAAAGGGGGCTTCTATTGGAAAGAAGGGTTTCTTCTCTCTGATGAAGTCTCTTAACCCGATGATGAAAGATATTCATTTTCTCGGAGCTGGGTGTGTAGGTTTTGAAAGAATTATAACTTTTATTATAAAAATTTATAATATTGTATCGGAATGGATTCAAAATAACATCTTTGGAGTGGATTCTTCAAATCAAGCGTTCGCAAAACGAGTGAGTGTCCTGACTTTGATGGCAAATTATTTTGCCACGGAGGCTGGATATGACTCTATTCGAATGAACGTTAATATGCGGAAGAAAGCAACGACAGTGTTTCCCATGTATTTGGAGTTGTCTTCTCAAGCACGACGAGACAAAAATTTGTCTAGATTTGTGCGAGATATTGAATCTGTTCGTAGAAATTCTCAATTGGTTTATGATTTTATAACACGTTTAGAGGCAGTTTCCAACTTTGTACCGACTATGTTTCATGCCCAGTTTGTGGGGGAACCTGGAGTGGGTAAGTCTTTTCTTATGAAGACCTTTGTGCGTGATATTCAAAAGGCGTTATATCCTGATGAGATTGGGGATTCGGTTTATTCTTATAATCCCAACCTGGAATTCTTTGATGGATATGCCGGCCAAAAGATTTTTATCATGGATGATTGTTTTCGTATGCAGGAGCCCAAGCATTTAACAACTTTAATAGGGCTGATTACTAACACTCCAGTAGTTCTGCCCATGGCAAACCTTTCGGATAAGGGGACCCAGCTAACTTCCGATGTTATGCTCTCATCCACTAATACGGCCTATCCAATTGGTAAGGATGTGTTGTGTATGGAAGCTGTTCACCGGCGCAGGCACATGTTGATTGAAGTAGTCATTGATCCTGCTGTGAGGGATTCCTCCACTGGTCAGTTCTCTATGTCTTTGTACAAAAAGAAGTATCGGGAGGAGGATTTACCGCGCTTTCCTCATTTGACTTTTAATCTGATGCGTCCAGTTCCGAGGGAATGGAGTGGGGCCTCTAATGCTGATATGGTAACTCAATCAACATCTGAGTTTGATGAACTTAAGAAGTACGCTGAAGAGTTGAGAAATGTCAATATCAAGATTATGACGCCTGGTAGTAAGAATATTGATCCTACTTATTATTTTTCAGAAGATAATCGACCACCAGAGCCTATTTTATTGCCGTGTGTGGGATGGTCTTATGAGCAGTTAGTGCATAACTTTGCCGCAAGATATTGCGCGTTCCGTGGTCATGAGCAGACATTTTCTGTTAAGAGGAAGTATGCTCATGCGGAGTATGCGATTGCTGAGGTGGAGGCTCTGTTAACGCAGAATTGCGATATACCATCCGGAGTAGAAATTCCTTTTACAAAGGATAAATACCAACCATACCAACTTATATCACATCTGATGGGTGATGTACATCATCCTTATGGAGCTTCTGATCCTGTTGGGGCGAAGATTGCTGAGTCATCTGGTGATGTTATGCCCGAACTTGATGAGATAGATTTTGAACAGATTGTGAATGACATTATCACTGAGCAAGTACCAACTGCTCTGACACTAGATGAGGAGTATGATAGAATTGAGAGATTAAGATCACGCTCTCGGAGATTGCAAAATGCTGAACCAGTGCCTATGAGAAATCGACTGAGGGTCGAGGAGATTGAACTAAAAGGAAAAATAAGTACATTGATAAGGGTAGTACCTCATTATACTATTTGGGAAGGATGGGGATTACCTAGAAAACCATCCATGTTTAAGGTGTTTGATCGGATGAAGGATGTCGATGATATGGAAACGTATTACATGGCTCTTTTGTCAGGATTGGACATACCAGACAAGGATAAGGAAAAACATCTTGCAACTTTTCGTTCTTCTCTAAGATCTTTTGTTTATGGATCTTTAGCACATTACCCGGATATGGAATTGTTTGGAGAAAAGCGTAGAAAGAAGTCAGTGTTTCCATTATTCTTCCTGCAGAACTTGGAGTATTATAAAGGGGATTGGCATTTAGATGTCAGTTCATTTGTAACTGAGCCTTTTTCTGCGGAATTTTTGGAGGTTTCAAATGGGGGAGAGAAATTTATGATACCAATAGATGCAGCAGCAATGCTCTCTGTGTGTGATACATTTAGGCTCTTCTGTTTGGAATTCGCTGATTTAACTGTGGAACAACAACAAACCATGGTTGAAGATGCTAAGTGGAGAAATACGATTACCGGCCTATATACATTTGAATCCATTAAGGAATCTTGTAAAAGTTTCTTAAAGAGAACATCATTGCATTGCCTGGAGTACTTTGTCTCTCCCATCTCTTTGATTATGAAGCGTTACCCTGAAATTATTAAATGGGCAGCAATGATTTCTATTGTTGTTGCTGGAATCTGGGCTATAAAATCTTTGTCCAGTTTGTTTCTGGGAAAGCGTGAAAGAGGTGAAGATACTTCAAAGTTTATGCATAAGGGCTTACCATCATTAGTTCGATATCGCGGTCAGCCCACAGCATCGCAGGGAACTTTGAAGGAAGCAGCTTTTCAGAGTCAGAAGATTCTACAAGTGCACACCCGTCAGATTACGATTTCGTCTCTTGACGGGAATACAGTCTTGTCCCAGGCTTTAATGTCTGGACAATTTTGTTTTGTTAATGCGCACTCGGTTGAATTTTTGGAGGGCGATGAATTTTTGGTATCAATCCAGAATCCATCTTCTGAAGAAGTTCAGCAATTCTTTGTTCCAAAGAAAAACTTTGTAAAGTTGCAGAATTCAGATCTAACCTGCATATTTTCCCCAAATTTTCCAGTGTATCCTAGTGTTCGAAAGAGGCTCATAACTAGGCAGGAACACGAGAGATACTCCTATGATGGAGATTTCTTGATAGCTAGTCGATTTATGGGTAATCCCACTCTTGAGTATCATCAATTTCAACGGAAAGCTCAGAAGATCTTAATGAAGTCAGATGCTGGAGTTACTTCAGATATATCATCAGCTGTGATTTTAGGTGGAACTACGACAGTTGGAAAGAGTGGTTCTCCAGTCATTTATTTGAGTCCGCAGTCCAACATTAAGTTGGTGGGCCTCCAAGCGTGGGCCCTTGGACTTGAGTATACACCCCAAATTGCTGTACAAGTGTTAACACAGGAAGACTATGATGTGCTTACCAAACAGCTTCTTAAATCTGTAGGTGGCACTGATTGTCAGTTGACTCTTCCCTGCGAAATAGAACCTATTGATGGGTTACCAACAGCTTTCCAGGGTGAAGATTATAACACAGTTGTGGGGGAAGTATCTGATGGATTTATTGCTGGGAAGGTTGGACATTCGCAGATACAAAAATCCATAATAGCTCCTTTAATGGAAAAGGATGGATACCATAGCACCAGGTGTCCAGCTATTGTTTCAACTCTAGATCAACGAAGAGTTGGAGAGGGTCATTTTTTGGCCCATTCACTAGGGAAATTTGTGCGCGGGTCTCTTCAGCCTTTCCTTCCGGATAAGTTGAGAGAAGCACGAGAGTGGATGAAAAACCTATTTCGATCAAAACTCGATAAAGACAATTTTAGGCTGTTAGAATTTTCAGAGATAGTAACCGGCTTGCGTGAAGATGGTTCGAACCCCATGAATTTGAAATCATCTCCCGGTCTTCCTTTTATTAAGGATAAAACGAGAGGTAAGGGCAAATTTGATCATTTTCATATTAATGAAGAGGGGGAACTGGATTTCGTAAGAGAAGGACTATTCGAGGAATTTGAACAGTTCTATCAAGACCTGACTGAGTCAAAGATACCATATGCATTGGCATATGATTTTCCCAAGGACGAGTTGCGTCCACGCGACAAGGCTTTGGGAACAAAACACTCACCACCCAAGACACGGACCGTAGTTTGTATGAACATGTATTATATAATGGCATGGCGATACTTAACTCTGGACTTTTGGAGTGCGATGCATAGGGCTGCAGACGGAAGTTTTCCGTTCTGTCCTGGCATGAACCCTGAGGGTCCAGATTGGACTAATGCGTTTCGATACCTAGATCGCCACCCAAATGTTGTTGACTTTGATGTTAGCAATTGGGATGGATACTTGAATTCTGAACTCTTTTATGGAGCGGGCGAAGTAGTTTCGTCATTTCTTGATCTTGATTCTCGAGATCAAAGAGCTTTGAACACCATCCTTCTTGGAGTTCAGAATTCATTTATCCAATATGAGCGCTGGGTATATTTAAAGTCGAGGGGTATGATCAGTGGTTTTCCTGGAACTGCTGAGATGAATACATCCTCGCACATATTATTATTCATTTATGTTTATCTTTTATTGGTGCATGGGCATAGGGAATTTGAGAGTTTAGATGCTCTCATGTATTATGTTAGTTTTTTAGTGTATGGTGATGATATCATTATTAGTTTCTCGGATGACATTAAGCATTTGGTTAATGGTCAAACTATAGCAGCTCTGTATTCGGAAATCGGGTACCCTATTACTTCGGGAAGCAAAATCGAGGAGATTAGAGAGAGTAAAGACATTTGGCATTGTTCATTCCTAAAATCGACCTGGAATCATTTGCATTCGGGAATATATCTACGAAAAATGGATATCGAAATTGCTAATGATTTATTATACTGGTGTCGAGCAAAAGAAGATCCTTTGGAACAATTCATGTTGAACTCGATTGATGCTCTTCGTATTGTTTTCTGTCATGGTAAGGAGACGTACGATACATTTCTTGCTAAGCTTAACCGCTATTTGCGGCAGCGTGGTATCACACCTATACTTTATTCATACAGTGATCTGTATAAAGATTACATGTATAGGTACTATTTTAGGGAAAGCAATTAAGAGTTAGTTGTAAGACTTTCCCCGCCGTCTATCAGGGCGAATCTGATGGGTAAGCCGCTTGTGAAATAACGTCCGCATGGATGGAGGATTGCATCAGGATTAACGACGAAAATAGAGGCAGGTGTAGCTTGAGTTTGACTCAAGTGATTACCGGTTCGTAAGGGCCTGAAATGTGGGAGGCGTTGTTGCACACTCGGTTTACTATAAAATATCCAGTACAAAGGGGGCAAATAGTAAGTCCTGACTTCGGAATATGGGTCATTTCCCTAGGGGGCTGATTCAACGCAAAAAGAGAAACACCTTTAATGGTGGCGGTAACCAGCTCGAGAACAAGTTAAATAGTTCACTTGACCAAGAAAATTTCCGCGAGGGCAGACCTTTGTGACTAACACTGGACGGGGGCCCGTGGTTCGCAGTAATGAAGGATTCTTCAGGCGAATCGGGTTTGTAGGTAGTTTCCTGGGGCCCCTAGCAAACTTTTGTTTGAATTGCAAAATATAAAAATTATACAAAA